TCAATCTAATATGTTATTTGCAACTGGTGGTAATACAGAAAGAATGCGTATAGACAGTTCAGGTCATATCCTTATGGGTAAAACATCTGGGTCATATAGGTTGGATATGGAAACTATAGCAGGAGGTAATGCTTTTAGAACTACTAGAGGTACGTCAAGTTTTAGAATATTTCAAGCAAATAATGGCGCTAGTTATTTAGGCACTGAAAATAATGCTGATTTAAATATTCAAACTAATGCTACTAATAGAGTTATTATTGGTGCTTCTGGAAACTCAACTTTTACAGGAAATGTAACAGTTAGTAGTGGTACAAACAGGTCAATAATATTAGATTATACTGCTGGTAGTGGTTCTTATTCTTTGATGTCATTTAAACAAAGTGGCACAGAACAATTTAGATTATGGGGTGATTATACAGATAATTATTTAAGTTTTTATAATGATCAAGCTAATCTACATCAACTAAAATTAAACTCCGATGGTTCAACAACTTTTGGAGGTGATATTAATTTACCAGATAATGGTTTTGCAAAATTTGGTGCCTCTGGAGATTTAAGAATTTATCATAATGGCTCAGATTCTGTTATCGATACCACAACTGGTAGTGCTGGTGATCTGTATTTAACAGCAAATGGTAGTGGTCATGATTTATATTTAAGAGCAGCTGATAATATATATATACAACCACAAGGTGGTGAAAACGGTATTATATGTATTGGTAATGGTGAGGTAAATATATATCATAATAGTGCTAAAAAAATAATGACACAATCAACTGGTGCAATTATTTATGGCGAATTACAATTAAATGATGCAAATACTAAATTATTAGAGGGTAGCGGAAATTCTTTAAGAATACAAACTAGCAGCGGTTATGTAGATATAGGACCTAACAATTCTAGTTGGTGTCATATTAGTACAGATAGACCAAATTTTTATTTTGGTCAAGGTGCTAGCTGGAATGGTCATGTTTTACCCTACACAGATTTAACTAAAAATTTAGGTAGTACAACTCGTTCATGGAATGTTACTTATTCGAGATATTTTCAGGCACAAGGTGCACAAAGCCGAACAAAAATAAGAGTTTGGTCAGGTACTACTTATGGTTTAGGAATGCAAAGTGGATATACTTTTGGTGGTTTAGATAATGACTTTGCTATGACCTTTCAAATGAGTAATACAGCTGGTAGAGGATTTTGGTGGGGAGATACTGGACATAATAATGCAAGTGGTGCTTTTGCTTGTACAACTGCAGGTAAATTTACAATAGCACATTCGCTTAGATTAGGTTATGGTGAAAGTGATACAACAACACCAGGAGCAACATATAGATTAGATGTCAGTGGTTCAATTAGAGCAACGAGTGATGTAATTGCATTTTCTGATCGCAGAGTAAAAGAAAATATTGTAACTATTGATAATGCTTTAGAAAAGGTAACAAAACTTAGAGGTGTTAGTTATACTAGAAAAGATATTGAAGATAAATCAACTAAGGTTGGTGTTATTGCTCAAGAAGTATTAAAAGTATTGCCAGAAGTTGTAAGTATTGATGATGAAGATAAACACTCCGTATCGTATGGTAATATGGCTGGTGTATTTATTGAAGCTATAAAAGAATTAAAAGCAGAGGTTGATAGTTTAAAAGAACAATTAAAGAATAAATAATGGCAGTACCGGGTAGTGGAACATTATCGATGCTAGGGTTATCTAAAGAAAAGGTTCATGATAATTATTCTTCAAGTAGTGGCATAACAAATCCTATATCAATGTATGACCTTGTGTATGGAGGGAACACAAACGGATCCGGTAATTCTTATGACGTTACAAACCTAAACTCACCTTCTTTTCCAAATGATACAACTCCTCATGCTTTTTCAGAGTGGTATTCTTACGACCATGATTATGCAGGATCTGGATGGACAGAATCAGGATTTTACAGTAGTTGTGATCAACAAAATTATGGGGCTCCAGGAGCAACTTTAAACTGTAATGTTTTTTCTTCCAAAGCGAATGCCTGCGCCGGAACAACCGATCATGGTACTTGTATTTCTGTGATTTGGAATGGAACTCTTGGTAATGGAACTGTTTTACATTATGTGTATAATAGCTGTTTAAACAAAGATGATTATCCAGTATTAAATGGAGGTGGAGGATGGCTAAAAATGGGGAATGTTAATGGACAAGCATGCGGAAGCGGCACTAATGATGGTCCTAATAATGCTGTTTGGGGAGGGGTTACTTATCAAGACAAGGTAATGCAGGTTAGCTCAACAGGTGTGGTTTCAAATTATGGCGGTTGTAATACATCATACAGCTCATCAGACATGGGAGTGTTTTTGGAAAATTGTAATTTTAATGGTACATTACACACAATGAATCAAACTTATTATCATGATGGTTCAGGTACTTATCCAACGGCAGGAGACATTTGTTATTCTGATAGCGCTGGTACAAGTGTGTTAGCTGCTGGATACTATACAATACCGCCATCATCTAGTGGTAATGGGAATAGAACATATATAAAAATATCAACAAATCAAGGTATTGTGGATACAGGTTACCCACAAACGTGTTAAATTAAATGAAAATAATATTTTGCATACCTGGAAGAAATTTCAGTAATAACTTTTTAACTTCATGGACAAGACTTTTAAAGTATTGTCATCAAAACAATATTCAGGCAGAGCTAAGTAACGGTTATGTTTCTATTGTACATTTAGCCAGATATTCTTGTCTTATGATCAACCCTGAAAGCACTTGTAAGATTTGCTTAAATCCTTTCAGTGAAACCACCTATGACTATATAATGTGGATTGATTCAGACATGGTATTTAATCCTGAACATTTTGAAAAACTTTTAAAAGCAGACAAGGATGTTATAACAGGATTAGCAAAAGTAGAAGCTACAAACCAATATGCTTGTTTTAAAAAAGAAAAAAACGAAAGGATAACAGAGGAATATTTAAAAGATAATTCAGGTATTATTGAAACGTCTTTCACAGGTATGAGTTTTATGTTAATTAAAAGAGGTGTTTATGAGAGAATGCCTTTCCCTTACTTTAGTGTTCCAGGAGAAAGTGGTATGCTATCAGAAACTTTGAGCTTTTGTCACAACCTATCTAAAGCAAATATTCCAATATACGCACACCTTGATGTTGTTATAGGACATGAAAAGCCTATGATTATATAAATAATTATTAGTATATTTGTAAAAAATATTAGGTATGGCATTACAAGGAAGTTACACATTTAAAGGAATAGTTTTATCAGAAGCCTATGTTATGGTTTCAGATGTCCAAACAAGGAAGTCTATTAATTCCACACAGAACTTAGTTTCATCAGCTACCTATAACTCTGACGGTACGATAGATCAGGAAGCTGTATACGAAACTGTTTACAGTTCTGTAATAAATTCTTATGGTTCAGTTAAAATATACAAGGATGCAGCTGCTAAAACAGCAAACCCTAATGATTCTATTGTGTCTGAAAGCTTTTCTTTTACTGGAGATGTTAGTGCTGATGCCGATAATGCCGTAATACAGGCCTACACACATCTAAAAACTTTAGATAAATACGATGGATATACTGACGTATAAAAAATAAATATTAATTAAATTAAATAAAATGGCAGAAAACAAAATCTCTGAAGAGCACTTAGAGGAATTACAATCAGGTGTTTCAAAAATTAATCAAGTAGCGTTACAAATAGGTAACTTAGAACTACAAAAGCACGGACTTTTACACCAAGGGTTAGAACTACAAAGTGACCTTAGTAAATTCCAAGCTAAACTAGAAGAAAAATATGGCAAGGTATCTGTAAATATTCAAGACGGAACTTACGAGCCTATAGAAGACAAACAAGAAGTTACAGAAAAATAATTATGGAAATCCGTAAGATTTCTATTGGAGCAGACTATAAGTCTAGTGCTATGCACTATATAGTAGGTCAATATATTCTTAACGGAACACATTCTATACACTTAATAGATTATAAAAAAGAAACAGAGTCTTTTGTTGTATGGATACAAAAAGGGGATGAAGTTTTTGCCTGGAAAGAGTTTAATAAAAACATACCAGTATCTATTGAGTATAACATTAATTTTTAATGAAATCTCCATATTTTTTTCTTATAAAACCTAAAGGAGGAGAATATAATAATGAGATTGATATAGCTGGAGAAAAAATAATTATTAATTCTACAGTAGAAAATCATTCGCATGTAAACAGGTTTGCAGAAGTCATACAATGTCCTTACACCTACAAAGGCAACATAAAGCCAGGAGATACTTTAATTGTACATCATAATATTTTTAGAATTTATTATGATATGAGAGGAAGACCTAGAAAATCCCCAAATTATTTTAAAAACGGCATATATTTTATTGACGCATATCAGTTTTATTTATACCATGATTGTGAACGATGGAATTCTGTTGGAGAATATTGTTTTGTAAAACCTATTGAAAAAGAAAATTCTTACCTTTATGAAGAAGGTGCTGAAGATCACACAGGTATAATTAAATACTCTAATAACACTTTAGATAAATTAGGTGTTAAAAAAGGGGATAAAGTAAATTTTACCAAAGACAGTGAATATGAGTTTGAAATTAATAATGAAAAACTTTATAGAATGAGAGCTATTGATATTTGTACTGTTTTAAATTAGTTATGAAAGATATAAATGATATAAAAAAAAGAATAATAAAAGCTGGTCATCAGGCTGTATTGCAGTTGATTAGAGTTGCAGAAGAAGAAATTATAAAGCCAGATCCAGAAGATGAGCTTGCAGCAGATAGATTAAAAAATGCAGCAGCTACAAAAAAACTAGCTATATTCGATGCTTTTGAAATACTCACTAGAATAGAAGAAGAAAATAGTTATATTGAAAATAAACCTTTAGAGAAACAAAACAAAGCTTTTAGTGGTTTTGCAGAAAGAAGATCTAAATAATGTATGAACAAACTTTATATGCCGTACTTAAAGACGTTATACCTGAAAAGGTTTTAAAGTCAAAGAATAAATCAAAGTCATGGAAATACGGATATAATAAAGAGTATGATCTTATTATAATAAGTAAAACCGGTGAGATAGGAGAGGTTTATTCAATACAGGGCTTAATTATTGCACTGCCTAAAGAAAAAGATGTAGCCAAAACAAAGAAATGGGTTAAAGAGGAATATCCAAAAGAATTAAAAACAATAAAAAATATATTTGATTGGAGAGATTTACCTGATGATTTTAAAAATAAATGGCATAATTATATAGATAATGAGTTCAAAAGACGTGAAGAAGGTTATTGGTTTAAAAACAAAGGAGTTGCTACTTATATTACTGGCTCTCACTATATGTACTTGCAGTGGACCAAGATTGATGTTGGGAAGCCAGAGTTTAGAGAAGCCAATAGATTATTCTTTATTTATTGGGAAGCGTGTAAAGCAGATTCAAGGTGTTACGGAATGTGCTATCTCAAGAATAGACGTTCAGGTTTTTCGTTTATGGCATCCGCAGAGACAGTTAACCTGGCTACCATATCTTCCGATGCACGGTACGGAATACTGTCCAAATCTGGAGCCGATGCGAAGAAAATGTTCACAGATAAGGTGGTACCAATATCGATCAATTATCCATTCTTTTTCAGACCCATCCAAGACGGTATGGATCGCCCCAAGACAGAACTTGCGTACAGAGTACCCGCTTCGAAATTTACACGTAAAAGACTCGAGTCGAAAGATAAACCCCAAGAAATGGAAGGGTTGGACACCACCATTGATTGGAAAAACACCGGTAATAACTCCTATGATGGAGAGAAACTCACCCTTCTTGTCCACGATGAAGCTGGAAAGTGGGAGAAACCTGAAAACATACTCAACAACTGGAGAGTCACAAAAACAACGCTTAGACTTGGATCTAAAGTAATAGGTAAGTGCATGATGGGCTCTACATCTAATTCTTTAGATAAAGGAGGAGAGAACTTTAAAAAACTTTATAATAACTCTAACGTAACTGAAAGAAATAAAAACGGACAAACACAGTCTGGATTATATAGCCTATTTATACCTATGGAATGGAATTTTGAAGGGTATATTGATGAGTATGGTTATCCTGTCTTTGATCATCCAGAAAAAGAAGTGTATGATACTAGTGGTGATATTATAGACACAGGAGTTTTAGATAGTTGGGATAATGAAGTTGAGGGATTAAAAAATGATTCAGATGCATTAAATGAGTTTTATAGGCAGTTTCCTAAAACAGAATCTCATGCTTTCAGAGATGAATCAAAAAACACCATATTTAATTTGAGTAAAATATATGAGCAAATAGATTACAATGATTCTTTTGCTATAAAAACTAATATATATAGAGGTAATTTTTATTGGAAGAACGGACAAAGAGATACAGAGGTTATATGGTCACCAGATAATAAAGGAAGGTTTTTTGTTTCATGGATTCCTTCTGGTAATATTATGAATAATGTTATACAAAAAGGCAACATAAAACTACCTGGGAATTCACACATGGGTTCTTTTGGTTGTGACTCTTATGATATATCTGGAACTGTTGGAGGTGGTGGTTCTAAAGGCGCTTTACACGGAATGACTAAGTTTCATATGGATGATGGACCAACTAATAATTTTTTCTTAGAATATATATCAAGACCTCCAACTGCTGAAATATTTTATGAAGATGTTTTAATGGCTTTACATTTTTATGGTATGCCTATATTGGTAGAAAACAATAAACCAAGACTTTTATATTATTTAAAAGAAAGAGGTTATAGAAAATTTTCCCTTAATAGACCAGATAAACATAGAAACAATTTATCTAAATCTGAAAAGGAACTAGGAGGTATACCGTCTTCTCAAGCGGTTATATCTGTTCATGCAGAAGCTATAGAGGGTTATATAGAAAATCATGTAGGGGTTATAAATGACATTAGTAATTTAGATTATGGTTCTTGTGGAAATATGTATTTTAACAGAACTTTACTGGATTGGGCTAACTATGACATTAATAATAGAACAAGATTTGATGCTACAGTTAGTTCAGGCTTTGCTATTATGGCAAACCAGAGTAAGCAACGGACAAACATACAAAAACATAATCAAATAAATGTTAACTTTGCAAAATACAGCAACAAAGGTTCTGTTAGCGAAATTATAAAATAAACATGATAAACAAACCAAAGTTCAATTCTGGAAGTGGGTTTCCAAACCAATTTGCACCAGATGAAGAAAAAGCTAGTTTAGAATATGGCCTTCGTGTAGGTAGAGCAATAGAGTCTGAATGGTTTTCAAGAGATTACGGAAGTTCTTTATATGGAGAGATAAGATCAGAGTTTTTAAATAGAAGGTTATATGCAAGAGGTGAACAGCCTGTTGAAAAATATAAAAACGAATTATCTATAAACGGTGATCTTTCTTATCTTAATTTAGATTGGACACCAGTTCCAATTATTCCAAAATTTGTTGATATAGTGGTAAACGGAATATCTAATAGACTTTATGATGTAAAAGCTGAAGCTGTAGATCAGTTTTCTACAATAGAAAGAGATAATTTTAGAAATGAGCTTAGAGCAGATATGATTGCTTATGAGCCTTTGAAAATAATAAAAGACAATACTGGCGTTAATGCTTTTAACTTTGATGAAGCGGTAGTTCCTAAATCAGACGAAGAACTTGATCTTTATATGAATTTAAGATATAAGCAAGGTGTTGAAGTAGCACAAGAGACTGCTTTAAAAACCATACTTGAAATAAACGACTATGAAGAAATCAAAAGAAGAATAGATGAGGATAATGTCGTTTTAGGTATATCTGTTTTAAAACATGATTTTGATGTTCATGATGGTGTAAAGGTTGAATATGTAGACCCGGTAAACTTTGTGTATTCTCCTACAGAAGATCCAAATTTTAGAGATTGTTATTATTTTGGAGAAGTTAAGTCTGTACACGCTTCTGAACTTAAAAAGATAAACCCTTCATTAGAACAAGAAGAATTAGAACAAATTGTTAAAACAGCTTCTAGGTATGACGGATATAGAAGTACTCAAAACCTAACATCACAAAGCGGTCTTGATAAATCTAATGTTTCTCTATTGTATTTTTCTTATAAAACAGATAGTGAAATAGTTTACAAGATAAAAGACGGAAATAACGGAGGAAAAAAAGCAATAAAAAAAGACGGATCTTTCAATCCACCAAAAACTGAACAAGCAAGATTTAAAAAGGTTTCTAGAAGAATTGATGTATGGTATGAAGGTGTTATGGTTTTAGGAACAAATACAATATTAAAATGGGAGGTAATGAAGAACATGGTTAGACCTAAGTCTTCATTTCAAAAAACTATAGCTCCTTATATAATATCAGCTATTAAAATGTCTAAAGGTAAGATAGATTCTTTAGTTAAAAGAATGATTCCTTTTGCAGATCAAATTCAATTAGTTCACCTGAAATTACAACAAGTAGTTTCTAAAATGATACCAGACGGTGTATTTATAGATGCAGACGGATTAAATAGTGTTGATTTAGGTAATGGCGCTTCATATAATCCTTCAGAGGCATTATCAATGTATTTTCAGACAGGTTCTGTGATTGGTAGAAGTTTTACAGAAGACGGTGAGTTTAATAACGCTAGAGTGCCTATTCAAGAATTAACAAGCTCAGGCTCAAATGCTAAAATACAAAGTCTGATTAATATGTATAATTATCAGCTTCAAATGATTAGAGCTGTGACTGGTGTAAATGAAGCTAGAGATGGAAGTAAGCCTGATCAATACGCTTTAGTTGGTATTCAAAAGCTAGCTGCCTTAAACAGCAACACTGCAACAAAACATATAGTGCAATCTGGTTTATTTATTACTAGAAAGTTATGTCAAGCGTTATCTTATAGGTTGTCAGATATATTACAATTTTCTGAGTTTGCAGATGATTTTGCAAAAATGATAGGGAAAAATAATGTAAAAATATTAAACGACATCAGGAGTTTACATTTGCATGACTTTGGTATTTTTATAGAATTAGAGCCAGATGAAGAAGAAAAAGCTTTATTAGAACAAAACATACAACAATCTATCCAAGCACAAAAAATAGATTTAGATGATGCTATTGATATTAGACAGGTTAATAACTTGACGTTGGCAAACACTCTTCTTAAGATCAAAAAACAAAGAAAAGAGCAAGAGGATATGAAAAAGCAACAAGCTAATATCCAAATGCAAACTCAATCTAATGTTCAGTCTACACAAGCTGCTTCTCAATCAAGAATGCAAGAGTCTCAAATGAAACTTCAAGGAGAATCTCAGCTTGAACAACTAAAAAGCAAACTTGAGTTACAAAAAATACAACAAGAAGCAGAAATACAAAAACAAATGCTTCAGTTAAAATATGAGTTTGAATTTCAGTTAAAACAAATGGAATCTGAAAACTTTCAAAATAAAGAAAATTTTAAAGAAGACAGAAAAGACAAGAGAACTGAAAAACAAGCTACACAACAAAGTAAAATGATTTCTCAAAGAAAAGAAAACTTACCTCCTACTAACTTCGAGGAAGAAGAAGAAGAAGTGCCAAATCCAATGGAAAACATGTTGCAAAACATGAATCAAAAAAACATGCTATAAAATATAGTATTTTTGTATAAAATTTAATTTAATTTATTATGAGTGAAGAAATCAAAGCAAAAGTCATTGAAGATAATTCAAATGACGTAGATTTTAAGATAAATCTATCTTCTGCAAAAAAGAAAGAACCTGTAGAAGAAGTGAAAGAGGAAGTTGTTGAACAAGAACAAAAAGAAGTTCAAGAAACTGAAACAGAAACTAAAGAAGAGGTAAAAGAAGAAATAATTCAGGAGTCTGAACCTGAAGAAAAAAAGACAGAAGAAAAAACATCAAAAGAAGATGTAATCAATCAGTATTTATCTGATAAATATAAAATTGATTTAAATTCTTTAGATAACGTTCTTAAAAATACTGAAAAAAAGCAAGAGCTTCCAAAAGAAGTAGAAAAGTATCTTGAATATAAAAAAGAAACTAAAAGAGGTTTAAACGACTATGTTAAATTGCAAGAAGACATAGAAGATGTAAACGAGGATAATTTACTTAGAAATTTTTATAAGGAAAATAATCCAGGTCTTGATGATTCTGATGTTGATTTTTTAATTAACGAAAAATTTGCATACACAGAAGATACGGATAATGAGTATGATATAAAAAAGAAAACTCTTGCTAAAAAACAAGAATTATTTAAAGCAAAAGAGTATTTTAATAATTTAAAGGAGAAATACAAAACTCCACTTGAGTCAAGTGATGAGAATGTGCCAGAAAATTATCAAGAAGCTTTTAAGTTTTATTCTAATTATAAAGAAGAGTCAGCAAAGCAACAAGAAGCGACGCAAACTCAACGTGAGGTTTTTGAAAAAAAGACAAAAAAGTTTTTTAATGATGAATTCAAAGGTTTTGAATTTAATTTAGGAGATAATAAACTTACTTTCAAACCTAAAGATGTTAATGATATTGTAAATAAAAACAGCGATTTAACAAACTTTATAAATAAACACGTTGATGAAAATGGGTTGCTAAAAGATGCTGGTAAGTATCATTCAGCTCTTTCTATGGCTATGGATCCTGACAAGTATGCTAAGTTCTTTTATGAACAAGGCAAGTCAGACGCTGTTAATGAAGTCGTAAAAGATGGAAAAAACATAGAAATGTCTGTAAGAAAAAACGTTGATTCTTCAAAAAGTGGAGCTAAATTTAAAGTATTGCAAGATACTCAAAACTTTAGTTCTGGATTAAAAATTAAAAAACGTTAAACATTAAAAAAAATTATTTAAAATGGCACAATCGATTAATTTTGCTAACGGCACAATAGGCGGTAGCACATCATTGACACCAGCACCAGGCAAGGCGTTAGGAAACTCTAACTACCTTAGCAATGCTGATTACACTTTCGCACAACAATATCTTCCAGATTTATATGAAAAAGAATTTGAAAGATATGGAAACAGATCTATCGCTTCTTTCTTAAGAATGGTAGGCGCTGAGATTCCTTCTAGCTCTGATTTAATTAAATGGAGTGAGCAAGGAAGATTACATATCCAAGCTTCAGGTACTATTACAGACTTAGATACTATTGCTGTAACAGGACACAGTTTTAGAGTAAATCAAACTATTATTGTTTCTAAATCAGGATCTCAAGCTAAAGCTTTAATTACAGCAGTAGCAACTGACTCTATTGACGTAGCTACTTTTGCAACTAAAGATTTACTACACGTTGCAGGTACTGACGGAAACGGACCTTTTGATGCAGCAGATGCTGTAACAATTTTCGTTTATGGTTCTGAATTTAAAAAAGGAACAAACGGAATGGATGGATCTCTTGAAGCTGATTTTGAAGCTAAAGAAAACAATCCAATCATCATTAAAGATAAGTACGAAGTAAGCGGATCTGAAATGGCACACGTTGGATGGGTAGAAGTTACTACTGAAAATGGAGCTAACGGATACTTATGGTATTTAAAATCTGAGCATGAAACTAGATTA